TTAATTAATTCTTTCTTCAAATATAGTATTTGTAATCTTAAAGCATCATTTGTTCGTGTTAATTCAGTATTATCGTCTTTAAGCATTTTAAAGACTTCTAAGCTATAGTTCAAATCATTTGCTTCACGTAGTATCACTTTTTGTTTTTCTTCGCTTACACGTTCTAATGCACCTCTAAAAAGCAATCTATTGATGCTTACCTTTATGTTTAGTCTTGCAATAGCAATATCTGTATCTTTCATAATACGTTTTTTCCTTCGTTTAAAAATTGTGTTCCGTTCTGTAATTTAAACATAATTGGCTCGGCAGCGAATGTAGGCTTACCACCAGTTTCAGTTTCTTTAACTTTCTTGATATGAACTTCTGTAAACATCCAAAAGTTTGTGTGCATTGGGTATCTATGAATAACAATGAAATCATCTGCACGGTTACCCCACTTACCACCACCTTCAGCATCCGCCATATTCGGTGCCATTGGCATACCTTCATAATCACCTGCTTTGTGCGTTTTACGGAGTGCTTCAGTTGCTGCGTGAATACACATATAGATTGAAGTATTCGTTTTTTTCGCAAACAATCTCAACTTTGTAGCCATTTCATAATCCAAATCGTGTGCATTAGCAAACTTTGGCTTTAAGAATGAATTGTGTGGGTCAATCATTAAAGTATCATAATCACCTAACACTTGAACTTCTTTCATAAATTCTTCAATAGTCCAAGCCTTTTGTGCATCTATGAAATCAAAATGCAATTCAATAAAGTTTTTACAATTTTCTAGTTGTTTAGGTAACATATCTTTAATCTTACATCCTGCATATAATTCAATTAGATTTCTTTTCAATCCGTTAACACTATTTTCGGCTGAATAAATTAGATGCTTAAGATTATGCTTTTTAGCCAAACAAAGCAAGTACCATAAAACCCAGTAAGTTTTACCTACATTTGCGTGTCCTAGCACAATATTGAATGAAGCACGTTTAAATCTTAGGTTAACATCTAAATCAATACCTAATCCTAAACCCAAAGGTATTTTATCTAACCTAGACAATTCTAAAAATTCATCACTACTTCTATGGTTAACTATCATTTCTTTTTTGTTTTTATGTGAAAGCCATTTACATCAATTTCATTACCCCATTGGTCGGTTGAAATTACATCCGCTTTTGTATTTATTACATTATCATTTACATTATCATTAACAGTTATGTTTGTTATCGTTTGATATGCTTTGTTATCGTTTGTTATACTTTGCCATCTTTTAGCCATTCCTTTCTTCCCCGCTTCACTACGTTTGCCCTTGATTTCATTGAACTTAACTAAATCACGTTTTAATTGTTGTTTGATTGGTGTGAATGCTAAATTAATAATAATATCTTCACTAATTGGATTTTCATCATTAACGTAGGCAAAGATGAACTTAATTAGTTCACCTGCCTTTTCGTTAGATAATTGATTAAACAAAGCATTCTGGTCTGCGTATAGGATAAATCCTTTCTTATCTTCTGCCATTTTAATTTATTGGATTAAATTTATAATTTCTTTGGTCGTATTTAGATAATCTATCAATATCTTCTTGTGAAATTGTAAACAAATATTTCATATCTTCAACTTTCCAAGCAATAATATTTTTATTTGGGTATATCGGATTATTCAATTGCATTAAATCAGCTAAATGAACACTGCCTGTTTTGTCATCTACAAATATTAAATAGAAATTAACTGAAGTTATTTTAACAAAATTAATATATTCATTATAACTTTTAATATTTATACCCTGTGCATTCCAATTATTTAAACGTGCTTTTGTTTTAACATCAATTGCAATAACCTTTTCTTTATTTAATGTACAAATCATATCAAAATAATGTGCTTTATCTTTAGTGAAAGGGCGGTATATTATCCACCCTTTTTTTTCTAAAAATTCAGAAACAATATCTTCACCTATATCACCTTTTTTTAATGCTATTTGAAAGTCTGCCATTAGAATTTATTTACATCATTACCGAATACTTCCCATCCATTTCTTTTTTCTCTACTAAAATATTCTAATCTTCTGCCTAACGTTATATTTTCAATCATTTCAAAAAATGAATCTGGCTTTCTTGAATGTTCTCTTCTTGGTTCGTTTAAAATATCTCTAAATGTTGTATTCTGCCAATATGGTTTCCCTTTGATTCCTACTATACAAAACTCGCATTGCATTCTAAACCAAGCTCCCATTCCTATTTTTTCTTTATTCCATACTAAAGTAGCTTTATAATCTAATCCCCATTCTTTTAAAATATCAAATGCATCTGGTAAAAATCTATGTGTAGTCCAAAGTAATACAACAGCGTCATCCATTAACGGTATTTCAATTTTTTTAATATCTTCAATACTCATTTCAGGATATGGATTTGCAACTCTTCTACCTACTGAATCAAATGAAGTTACATTTTTACTTTCTCCTTCATAAGGCCAAGGTGGGTCAACCGAAATAACATTAAACAAACCATCTAATTCAGGAAGTAAACCATGCTCAATATCTTCTATCTGTTGCTCAATTAACTCTATTCGCTCTGCTTTCTTTTCTTCTTTCTTTATATCTTGGTAAACTTGGTTTATACTTACTTCACCAATGCTTAATTGTGCTTTTACTTCTTCACTTGCTTTGGCTTCAATTACTTTTACACGTGCAATAGTTTGTTCACCAACTGAAGCTATTTTAGCAAGTTCTTTTCTTGTGTCTATTGGCTCACTTTTCGGTGAATTCACCAAAAGGTCAGCACGTTTTCCTTGTTGCTCCTTTGCTCTTTCACTAAACACACTTTCAAGTTCTAAAGCTAAAACTCCTCTTTGATAGTTGCTTAAATTTCTCCTGCCAAATTGGTTATTAATCATCCATTCTCTTACATCGCTTTCATCTTTAAAACGTTTGCTTTCCGTTTGATAATCCAAGTTCCAACGTGTAGCAATTTCATAACGGTTATGGCCATCAATTATAAATCCATTCCACGTTATAATCTTTTCTCGGATTCCTTCTTCTAAACAATTTGCCTCTAGTTGTTTAAACTCTTCAGCAGTTAGTGCTGGTATTAACTTTTTAAACTCTTCTTTAATCTCTAACATAATATAATTTATTAAACATAAAAAACCCCTGTACTCCTTTGTGCTTCAACCTACAAATTCATACAAGGGTTTAAACTAAATTCCTTTTGTTACTATAATGTTGAAGCGTAACGTATGCAAATATAACTAAATATTCTTAATATTCAAATCTTTATCTATAAATATTCCTCTTCTGCTATCGCATTCATCCATCCATTCATCTAAAAGCCAAACATCGTATATTAAAGATGGCAGTACATCAGCTTTTAATATCGCATCTTCTTTGGAATTAGCTTTGCCAATCCAGTATGCAGGTTGGTTTTCTCTTGTGTAAAATACTTTATAGTAACTCATATCACCAGGTTATTATCGTTCAAAAATTCTCTAATTTGTTCTCTTAAATAGTCAGCCATATCTAATTCACTTTCTGAAGCATCTCTATTTTGATACACACCGTACTTAGTAGTTGACCTTAGTAGTTCGTCTAGTTGCAAAACTGTTTGCTTCCAATCAAAAGCATTCATTGCAAGTTTAGCATCTTCTACATCGTCATATTCTATTGTTATTTTCATAGCTAAAAAATTAAAGGGGAAAGGTTTTTATCCTTTACTGCTGGAACTCCAACACACCCCTAATTAATATTAGAACGGCAAATCGTTTGCTTCAGCTAGTTTTTGACTAGTTGACTGCATTGTCATTCCTGTTGGCTTTGATTCCGTTCTTTCAACAAATTCAGCTTTAACGATGTTGCCATCTGTCCAAGCTACTTTACCGTTTCCTACATACTGCTTGTGTGTTTTTGCATCACGTTGTTCTTTTGATTGCTGAACAAAGATACTAGCATTGTTACCATAGTCATCTTGTTTGTCGTTTACACTCATAGTGTACTTATCGTAACCACCTTGTGCATTTTTGATACTGAAGTTTATCAGTGAACTCATCTTAAAATTGTTTTTAATTGTTCGTAATATTGACGTGCAACTTTTACACGTTCAATTATCTTTGCTTGTGCTTCTTCGTCTTTTTGCACAATAAATCTTTTAACTCTTAATTCATTCGGTATTTGGTCGAAGTTATGGCTAAGTTGTACTGCCTCTCTTACATCTAAATCTTCATCTATTAAATGTAACTTCCAATGTTCACGTCTTACTTCGTCTTCAACTATCTCAAACGGTGTATTCATCAAACAATAAACTAACTCACTAGTATCGTGATTCGTTAGCATTAAATATCCTTGCAACTGCCAATAGTACTCTTTGTTTTTTAAAGTAGAATCGAACATCGGAAACGTACTGCCATTCCAACTGCATTTAATATCAGCTAAAAGATTATCTGTACAAATGTCAGGCTCACCAGTTAACCATTCGTTGTTAAATCTTTCTGTATTCTTAACTACAAAATCCCATTTAAGAACTTCTGATGCAAACTGAATTGCTTCATCTTCCATTTGTATTCCTTTATCAGTATAACGGCTTGAGAAGTCTTTATATATACCTAGTTCTTTTTCTTTAAATACATCTTGAATGTATGTTTTTGCAGTTTCAGACAAAACCTCAGATTTACTCCGAGATTCTGTCATTAACTTTCCTAGTGAACTGCATCTAAATAGTAATTCGCTCATAATAATTTTATTGCTGCTTTTTGTAACTCAGTTAATTCAAATTGATTCAAGTCTGAAACTTTAGCTTTGCCATCTTGAATAGCAATTAATGCTTTTTCAAATCGTTCTTGTGGCATTGTAGGTTTCTTATTAACGTGTTTAGTAACATCGTTTGCATCGTCATCTTGCATAGATAAAGATAGTAAACTTTGAAGCGTGTAACGTCTAAAATAAGAAATACAACCGCCTAACTTTTGCGGGTCGTTTAACTCTGGAAGTTTAATCTCAGCATTAATATCTACACCGCTTTCAATGTCAACTATTACACTATGCACACAACCATTCATAATAGGTTGTAATAGCAGTAAATTGTACTTATGTAGTATTGGCTCAACTACATCTAAAATAGTGTTTAAATCAGCATATTTAGATTTAAAGAAAGGATTGTCAGCACTCTTGTTAATCTTACCAATTTCTTGTTTAGCTAAATGTAGCTTAAAATAAATTCCGTTTGGCTTTGGAATTGCGTCTTCAAATGTTTCGTTTTTCATAATTTTTAGTTTATTTTATTTATAGTATAACCGTTGTTTTTAGTTCTTTCAATTTCAAATTCAAGTGAAAGCACACTAACTGATTTACCTTTTCTAATTACTTTTTTACCTATATCTATTTTTGATTTTGCAAATGGATTTAAATACTTTGCAATATTAGAAGTTAATTCAGAATAAGAATTTCCACTTATAATAGAAAATGTGTTGTTTGGATTTAATACTGTTACGTTTTTCATTTTGTTTTGTTTTTAGATTGTTTACAAATATACTACTTATTAACTTATTAAACTAATTTTATTTATACTTTTTAATTAATTCTTCTTGCAATAACCTCATTTGAAAGTAGTTTTCACACTTCAAGATTCGTTCTTCTATTTCTGTGATTAAAGGATTCTCAATAGTTAATTCAGTTTCTTGCAAATCTCTTAAAATAGCCGAATAAATGTACTTGAAATCAATCTCATTCTTTAAAAGTTCAAATTGCTTTAACGCCCAAATAACTGTGGCGTGATCTCTATTTACAACTTCACCTATTTTAGTTAAACTCCAACCGTTATTTCTTAAGTACCTGCAAACTACAAATCTCGCATACACCTTTTCACGCTTTCTAGACTTTGTATTCATCTCGTATTTTAAGATTACTTCATTTAAAAGGTCGTTGTTTAAAATATCTTTATTTTTCATGATTCTTGTATTTGCACCTGATTTAATATTTCTCTTACTTTATTATTAATAAACACCCATTGCTCACCTTGTTCTGGTGTTAAAACATCTGTAGAAAATTCGACAAATCTTGCAACATATTTATAATAGTTTTCCGTCTTCATTTTCATTTCTCGCTTATAATGGATGGAATTTGATAACTCATCCATCAGCTCTAGTTGTTGTTGCTGACAGATAAGTATTCTCAATGTTATATCTAAGTCGTTTTGTTTCATTTCATTTGTTTTATAAGTCCAAAAATATGATTCGCCTTTTGATTGAAGTCTAATCCTTTACCTTCATCTACTGTTGATTGAATTCTAATCTTTGCCTTCGTTGAAGGAACATAGGTATTAACTGCCTTCGTTGGTTTAATGTTCTGATTGAAAAATTCTGTTATTGCTTTCATATTACTTCTTTTTAAATTATTACCAACTTGTGGTATTAGTAATACAATAATCACTTCCTACATAAGCATTCATCCAATCACTTTCTGAAAGGTAAAAAGTTTTATTATTATTTGAGCAACTGTTTCTAATTACTACCGAATAATCCGCAGCATTGTCACTTTGTATTATACCACAGTTACACGACTCATTTGGTGTTATTTCTTCTTTCTTACATGACATTGCCATTAACGCAACTGCCATAATCATAATTACTTTTTTCATAACTCAAGTTTTAATTTTCGTTCTTTTAACTCACTTTGTATTAACATTCTTTCATATTCTTCTCTTTCAGCAGCATCAAATTCGTTGTTTCGATTGTACTTTTTGATTCTGAAATCTGATAAGTATAACTGGTGTTCTAGTTCTTTGATTCTTTCGTTCATAACTCAAATTCTTTAATCTCGTTAATAACTTTAAAATAACTAGCCATAATTCTCTTTGTAGCTAACATCTGAATTTCAATTACTAAATCTGATTTTGGTTTAAAGTCATTTGGCGCTGCAATTTCAACATTATATCTTAACATTGATTCATACTTTTCTTGTGATGCTTGTGCTAAATCTAATAAGTCTATTGCTTGATTAGTTAGCTTTGTGATTTGTTTTAAGTTTTTCATTTTGTTTTGTTTTTATTAATTGATATATGCAAATATATATATAATGTTTAGAACTACAATACTTTTAAACAAAATAATAACAAATATTTTCATTTATTTTTAAGAAGTCAATGTTTACAAGGCTTTCAAGATGTAAAAAAAATACTTAATTAATGATATAAACTTACAAAATGTTAATTATAACGTTTAATTAAGATAAATATTTTCTACTATAAATGGATTTAATACTGCTAAAAGTATACTATACGGCACTTTTAAGTGTTTTTAACGTTCATTAAGTGTTTTTCTCCTTCACAAGTGTACTATACTGCACTTTAGGCACAAAAAAAAGGAGGCTATTACACCTCCTAATTCAATCCAAACCTAAACAAAACAAAAATTTTAACTGTGCAAATATACTAAAAAATATGTGTTAAACGTGCAACCACACCATTATATTTTGAATGGATATAACCTTCTACTGCTTTTACTCCTCCACAAAAACCGTTTCTGTGATGCCAAGAATCTGTACCTGAAGGTGAACGTAGACTTTCTATTGTAATACCTGGAAAGTCTTTGCCTGATTTATGGTGAATGTGATGCGTATAAACGTATCTATGTTTAGTATTTGCCCAAAGTATAGAATGTTCTGTAGCATAAAGCAATGGTAATGCTTCTAATTTTGCACCATCACCATGCGTAGTTCCTATGAAGTTATCATAATACTGAAATGCTTTGCGATGTTTTAAATCAACGTTAAAAATGATATTTTCAGCTTTATTAAAATGTGCTTCAATTAACTGCAATAAAAAGAATCCGTGTGTGTAATCGTGATTAGATGGATTGTAAACCACTTCGACATCTGCAATATGTACAAGCATTTCTAATAAATCAATGTACAACTGTTTTGCAGTTAGAAAATTATCATACCACATTCCATCTGTATCTTGTTGTGTTCCTGCAGTTGTAGAACTCTTTGTATTGTCTGTGTGTAGAATATCGTTTCCTGCAACAAAAAGAATTTTATCAATCGTATAACCTTTGCTCTTTTGAATAATTCCAATCAATCCTTCCTTTGCTCTTTGTACTGCGATTTGGCAATTATAATCTTCTCCAGTTTCAAAAGCTGAAGATAATTTACCAATGTGCAAATCAGCAATATCAATTACTAATAGATTAGAATCTTTATCCTCAATGCGTTCTATCTTCTTATACTTTGGTGAATGCTTTTTTGTAGCTTCAATAGTACTTTGTTGTATTATAGAAAATCCTTGTTCTGTTTCTGTTTTAAAATTTGGATTCTTAAAGAATAAAGATGCTTTATCAGTCTTAAGCCAACCGTGTTTTACATCTTCGTCATTTACATCTGCTTCATCTGTAGCATTCTTTATTCCTCTATATTGTTTAATTATCTCTAGTTCATCGGGTTTCAATCTTATTCTATTATTCGACATTTTTATGTGTTTTAGGTAAATAAAAAAACCTTCGTTGTGAAGGCTTTAGCATTATTTAATATTATTAATCTCTTGCAAGGTGCTTTTTGAATCTAGTTCTATACCGTGATTTTTAAAGAATGAAATTATCTCGCTTAAATAACTATTTCCTGCTCTTGCTCCAGTAGAATAGATTTTTATAAATTGGTCTAATTGCCCTGTAAAAATAAAACGATAACCCGGTACATATGGTGACATCTGATATGTCTTTATATTCTTTGCTATCTCACTTGAATAATAAGGCTTGATGTTAACTTGTTTATTCATTGGATATGTTTTAGACCTGCCTTCAATAATTTTAGTAAAGTAATCTATTTGCCTACCTATTCCAATCTCTAAACTAGCAAGTTTCACGTTTGCACCTGAATCAGTATTACCGATATTACCAGGATTGTTTGTTCTGTAACTTCTAGTTCCTAGTTTGAATCCTTCGTGGTCAGTCATTACTATTAATAATAACTTCAATCCTTTAGATACATTCATCTTTTCAATAGCAGGAATGTACTCTTTTAGAATCTCATCGTTAAATGAAATCTTTGCATTATTAATAATTGGTTTGTCAGGAAAATGTGAGCCGTTAATGGTCACTCCTTTGTACTTTTCAATATCCATATTTGTTTTATTTAAATTTAAACAAAAGTACAATTAATAAGACAAGAAATGCAATTATACCAAGAAATCTAAAGTTAAAAGCAAAACCTTTTCTTTTATCGTTTTTAATCGTTTTAATGGATGCTTTATACTTGTACTTTGTATTGTACTTAATTAGCTTTAAAGTGTCTCTAATCGTTTTATATTGGTATCTAATCTCATAACGTGTTAATGGTGCTTGTAGTTCTGGACATTTAACAGAAACTTCACGATAGATAATTGAATCTTTGCCATCCTTACCTTTAATAATTGTGTTTACAGTAACCACCGTAGTGTCGCATATTATCTTACCACCTTTTTCAATGAATTTTCTTTGATGAAATTTCGCTGAACAAGAAATCAAAAAGAATAAATATATTGATAGCAGAAACATAAATACCAATGTCGAAAGTTGTGTGTAGTTAATTTTCATAATGTATAGATAATTCGTTTTTTTATACTTGATTGTATAATATAATAGCTAAAATGTACATAATTTGTGACAAAAGTATAATATATTAGCTATGTATCTTCTTGCTAAAAGCATCCGATATCTTGCTACCTACTGCAACCGAAAGAAAACCGAAGAATACTTCTGAATTATAACCATGCATACAAAAATCTATTAAGCCAACAAGCACACATATAGAAAATGAAGTAAACATTGTAAGCGAAGTTCTTGACCATTTACCGTCTTTCTTTAAAGTATCACGAAATAACTCTTTTATTTTTTCTTTCATTTGGAAGAATTGCAACTAATTTCTCTTTTATTAATATCTCACTTCTATGTGTAGATGCTTGTTTTATTTCTTGCCTATCGTTTAAGCACTCGAATAGTCGTTCTTCTACAGATGATAGTCTACTGTTCATCCAAATTAAAGCAATAACGGTCATTCCTAAAGCACCGTGTTTTTTAATAGTTTCTAAAATTTCAAGCATTGTGGTTTATTTGTGTGTTTTTATCATTTCTACAAAAGTGTCAAAGATTACTTTTTGTGTCTTATTCATTTCAATATAATCTAATTCTGTAAACGATTTTGGTACACTGTTTTCAATTCCATAAAACTTCATTATCCTTGCAATTGGATCAGTTATATTAACTGTTAACAATTCTTGAGTATCTGAAAATTCATTTATAAAAAAATCATAATCTGCTGTCAAAGGATAGTCTATTCTTTCGTTTGTCATTTCATCATAACAATATATAGTATCTATCATTATATCTATTTTACTTACATTCTCCATTATAAAAATATATTACCTTGTGTATCTTCTGTTGCTACTATTGCTTGTGTTATAAGAACACTATATGCTGCTCCACCTTTATATGTATTTCCTCTTGTAGATATTGCTTGTGCTGTTGGTCCATTAAATAAATAAGGTGCTGTTGCATTTGCTAACAAAAATGTAGAGTTTAATATAATACTAGGAAGTATAGTTGTGTTGCTGGATATTCCAATTCCTCCGGCATTATTCCAATCACATATAATATTTGAATTATGTATTTCTATTGTTGCTGCATTCGCTAAAATAGAATAACTACTTGTAGATTTTGAAGTTAAATTATATGCTTTTGATGCAGTAGATGTCAACTGAGAGCCTCTTGATGAAGAACTAATGCCGGTGCAATTGTATAAAAATGATGAGCCTGATGTAAGTCCTGCTCCACTAACTGAAACACCTACACAACCTACAATATTTATGCCGCTGGATGCTTCAAATCCAACACCTGAAGTAGACCTTCCAATACAATTATATGCGTTTACTGCGGCTAAAAAACCTACACCACTTGTTGAAATACCTACACTATTAGATTGATTTCCTGCCAAGCCATAAATACCATAACCTGAATCTGATACACCTGTACAATTTTGAATATCTCCACCATTATGACAACGAATACCATAACCTCCACTTGTTCCGTAGCCAATGCAGTTGTTTAATTTTGCTCCTGCACTAGTAAATATTCCAAAAGCAGCATAAGTTGAAGTTGAATAAGCTACTGCATAGTTAATTTCGTGAGTTGAATTTGTATTGAATAATATACCTACTCCACTACCTGAATTTCTAAATGTAGAGCCAGCACAATTAATTACACCACTTCCTGCTGCTCCTAATGTTAAACAAGAATTATCAAACAATGTACCTGTGCTTCCTGTTCTAATAACGTTTAAATTATTTATATTACAAGATGTTGCTACCGTTACAGCTACCGTTAATGCGTGTGTTAATCCACTATTATTAAGAGTATAAGTATGACTATTGCCATTGATATTAACACCATTTTTTAAAGTAATAGTTACTGCTCCAGTTTCAGTTACATCAGCAAACATCTCAATAGTATTACCACTTACTGCTGCTGCCATTGCAAGTGTTAACGTAGCGTAATAAGTATAAACACCTGAAGCATTTGGTATTCCAAAAATACCACTTCCTCCACCACCACTAATTACCAAATCACCACTACCAAGTAATGAATTACCGTTAATAGTTTTGATACTTGTGCCTGAAACTAGCTTAGTTTGTAATGTATTAAAGATTTGTGTACCTGTCAAGTACCTAGAATAGTGAACACCTCCTGAAAGATAAGATACTTCAAACTTATCTGTTGCTGCAAACGTACTATTTGGATAGGCTGTTAACCCCGATATCTTGTAATTTGGCATTTTCTTTGCTTAATTTAATTATATACTGCTCTAATTTCTTAACGTTAGATGCTTTTTGTTTATATTTTATCTTCATAAATACCAGCCACCTAAGTTAACATCTCTATCTGGAAACATATCCCCATTTGTATTTGAGTTATATTCAGGAAACAAGTTAGAATTAAAACAAATGTAATCTACAAATCTTTCATTATAGTGTTGTGCTAAACTACGTTCCTTTTCAATCAATGAATCCATTTCTTCTTTAGATATAGTTTCACCATTTTCACTTCCATGCTTGTAAACTCCTTTGTTGCCAAATGTATAACTAGCAAAAGGTAAATATTCAACCATAGTATAATGAATAACCATAGGCTTAATATAAGCAGTTAATAACGTTGTGTAAGGAGCAACTAAGTTATTGGCTACAATTCCATCGTTTATCTTATTAAATAGCTTTGTACCTAGAATATTTTGTATGTGAATATCTTGAGCAACCTTCATTTTATCTGTGAACTTATCGGGATCTAAATTACCATTTAAAGAAGTGAATTTTGCAATGTCAGTAGTAGTGACAAATAGTGCTTGTGCCATTAGTTAAATCTTTTATTAGTTGGTAAAAAACCGTTATAAGGCATATCAACAGGTTTTTGATAAACCTTTGAAGGATTAGTAGGTAAAATTTCACCTTCTTTTCTTGCTTGTGCTGGTGTAACTTGTACTTTATTTGGTGACATTATATCAGTTCCTTTTCTTCTATAAGTTTCTCTAGTCCAAAAATGATGACAATCACCTCCACCTTTATACAAGAATACATCGTAAGTATCAGTACCTTCAGGTCCCCAACCTTCGTTAACTACTTGTGAAGACATAGCTACAATATCTTCTTTTCTATAAAGTTTATTAGCATTAACCATTTTTTTACAGAAATCTCTTGAATCTTCTGATAAACCACCTGAATAACGGTATCTTGTTTTAAATAGTTTAGTATCTTGTTCACTATTTCTAGTAGTATTAGCCACCCCCGTAGACGTCTTTAAAAAGTTTACTATTCTAGATAGTATAGTTTCTTCTTTTGGTGCGTTTAAAAGCTCTAATTGTGCGTCTAATTCATCTTCCTTATCGTAATCCACCCTTTGAGAATCTACTAATTCATATCCTTCTAGTTCATCTTGTTCTGACATTGTAACAGCAGGTGCTAAAGAAGGTATAATTGTATCTTCTGTTGGTAAAACAACATTTGAATCTGTCGTTAAAGATTTACGTTCAAAGAATAAATCTAAATAAATACCGTTTACTGCTAAAATAGTATCACAAGCATCTGTAACTAATTCTTGAAAGTGATTTACAATAGTATTATAAAAATAGATTGATGCTACTTCAATTTCATCTGCTGAACTAGAAAAACCACTACCATCTAAAGTAACACCTACCAACATAGGAGAAGTTATGTTATGCCCTACTAAAATCTTGTTTCTAGCTTCTGTAGATAAGTATTCGTAGTGTTGTGGTGCATCGTTTAATGGAATATCGTCAACAGTAGTTTTTTGCGTTTCATTATTATTAAAAGAAACGATTACTTTTTGACCTCTTGAACCTGTTAACTTATTTAGTACTTTACTAGATTGCAACCTTTGTTGTTCTTCAGTTGGTACACCGTTATTAAAGTTAACTACTTTAGTGCCTGAAAATCCGTTTTCTACTTCATTAATTAGGTACTCAGCTATTCTCTCTTCTAATACACAATAGTCTAAAGCACCTTCATAATCAACAGATGAAAAATACTTTCTACCTACTGAATAGTTACCAAATACTAAAACTTCAATATCTTCAGTTGATGTTCCTAAACATGGAATAAATCTAGGTACAAATTTCTTTACATCTTCCCAATTATCAGAATACCAATAACCCTCTATAATTCCGTCTTTATTACATTTAGCAGGTCTTAATAGATTCATTGGTAAATGCTCAACCTTTGATACTAAACCTTTTGATTTAACACATTGAAAAGCACCTGATCCCATCAACTTTAAATCTAATATTGTAGATCGCAAACAAGTTTTACCAAATAGCATTTTCATTTGTGCGTATTCGTTTGGCTTTCTGTTTGCATCTTTAGCATCCAACCCTTTACCGTAAATCAACTTAGACATATTGTTAATAACAGCATTATTTGTTGGTGAGTTACGATAACGGTCTATGAGCCAACTATAATAATTATTCGATTCTCCGTATTCAACCCATGCGTTGCGTGAATCTTCTACAATTGAAGGCTGTGTATAACTAGATAATTCTAGTATAAAACTATTTGATGTATCACTCATAAACTACATAGTCATTATTTGAAGAAGATTGTACATATTCTCCGTTGTTAATTGAATAAGTTGCTATTGTTTGATTTGTAACGAATACCTTATCTGTATAAACTACAGTCGCTCCATTCAATATATTTAGCGTATAAAAATGATTATCTTTTAAAACAAGAATCTTTGAAATAGATAAATAATATCTATCTGTAGTTGGTGTAATTGCATAAGTTGTAACTATTCCAGTTTCTTCATGCGTAAAAGTCATAGATGTTGCTGCCAATGTTCTTGGAATAACTTTAAACGTTTGACTTGTCGCTAATTCTTTTAAGATAATCATATACTATAATAACAAGAAAAGTTAAAAACTGTTTTAAAAACAAAAAAACCTCCACCGATTAGATGAAGGTTTTTATTTCTAGAGAAGTTAATATTAAACTCCAGCAGTAATTGTATAACCAGCAGTAGTAAGTAATGCTTCAGTAGTAGCTTCAAAGAAGTTAGCAGCCACTTTCTCCATTCCAGTTAATTCCAAAGTATAACCACTAAGGTCACCCATTGCACCACCAGTTACGATAGTTCCACCAGTTACATCCATTCCAAAGTCTTTTCCTGCTAAGAAGAAATTACCGTTGTTATCTCTAACAATAACGTTTGGTCTTCCGTAAATCAACAATTTAAGTTGCTTATGGTCAGATACAGAAAGTTTCTTTAAAGTAATAGATAATTTTTGGTCAAAGAAAGTAGTACCATTTTCTCTTGAACTATTGATAGTTTGAGTAAACGTATTAGTACTTCCTTTTAAGTCATATTTAAAAGCAATTGGTGTACCTGTTACGGTTTCAATTGCATCAGTATTTACAGCATCAAAAGTGTATCCAGTAGCATCTCCATCGTTAACGAAGTAAACTGCATCTAATCCACCGATACTATCTTTGCAGGGCTCAATTCTCCCTAAGGTTATTTCACAAGGCATTTCGTTTATGTATTAAAAAAGGGATGGTGTATATTGCACCACCCCTTCTTAGTTAATAATTAATTATTAGTTAGCTGCGTTAGTGATTCCGTAAGTTACGATATCTGAAACGTTAGCATATTGAATACCCATAGCCATACGCATAACAACACGAACGTTTTGAGATCCATCTAATTCAGACATATCAATAACTTTTACTTCATTTGTGTCAGCTAGTAAACCAGTTCCGAAAAACAAGTTTTCAGGATAAGTACAGATAGCAACTGTTGAAGTCATACCAGAACACATAAACAATGGAATACCATCGAAAGATAAACTTCCATCTGTGTACCATTGTGTACCTTGTGCGTTAACACCGTTACCACCTAATCCACTTGTTCCGAATCCACCTAAAGCACGAATGTAAGCCTTAACAATTGAACGTGAAGCATAAATTCTTAATCCTTCTTGACCGTATACAGCAGCAGGAATAGCATCTACAATTTTACCCAATTCAACAATAATAGTTGAAGCAGAAACAGCAGCACCAGCAACTTCATTAGCAGCAGGAAGAGCAGCATCAGCAGCTAAAAGAACTTCAAAACCATCAAAAGCACCTGAAGTAGCGGTAGCACCCGACCAAATGTTAGTCTCTACAGTAGCAGCAACTTTAGAAGCAACCAATGCAATAAGATAATCAGCGAATGAAGTAGGTAATACATCGTGAGCAGAATAACCTTGCTCCATTCCTAACCATGTGTTATGGTAATCTTTCTTACACAATTGTAAATTAACTTGGAAATCTTCTAATGTTAAGATTCTTTCAGTTAAAGTAACTGTAGATGTAGATGTAAAATCACAAGTAGCATCTTTAAGGATTCCATCTAATCCAATTTTTTGCATTACTTGTTTGAACTTTACGTTAGGAAGAATCGTAATTCCACCATTTTCTAAACTGTTTGCAGAAAGCAAAGCAGCAGACACATACTTACCTGCAAATTCTCCAGCATAAGTTGTAGTGATTGATGTTGTTGTTGGCATTTTTTTAAAATTTATTAGTTAATTATTTATTTAATTTATTTAATACACGATCTAAAGTCGTTTGTGCAGCACCTTTTGAATATCTAAAAGTTTCAACTGGCTTAGAATTCTCAGGATTGAAACGTATAGGCTCAACTTCTTGTTCTACTGCCAATTCTACTACTTCTTTCTTTGCTTCTAATTGTGCTTTTAATTCAATATTTTCTTTTTTCAATGCTTCAATTTCAGAAAAGAATGTTTCTTTAGTAATTGATTCAACTACTTTCTTTACCGTTTGTGCTTCTTCCATTGCAACTGCAGCAACTTCAGGAGTTTCAACTTCTACTTCAACTTCAGCTTGTGCTTCTTCCATTGGTTTAATTTCAGCAATAACACCTTCAACTAGAACTACCATAATAGTACCATCTTCAAGTGTATATTCTCCAACTGGAGCAGGAACAATTCCTTCTTCTGTTGCGATACCAACTGAATAATCAGCTTCAAAAGATTCAGCTTCAAAGACTGTTATTCCATCTTCTGATTTCATTTGTGCTAATTTTATTTCTACTGCCTTCAAGCCTACTGCTCTTAGTACAGAATTAACGTTTTCTTTTAAACTCATTTTTATAATTTTTAGTTATTATCTATTTAACAAAACTTATTTTATTTTGTTGTAAATTCAACTTTTAAATGTTTACTATAACACTTATAGATTGACCTACTAACGTTCCTAATCCTTGTCCTTTAGATTTTTTTTCGTAATCTTTTAATTTTGGTTTTTTTACCTTTGCCATTTTAACCTACTTTATCAACTGTTAATATTACACTAGGTAAACTTGGATAACCATGTGTTAAATTTTCTGTTTCTGCTATTAACTGAATTGCATCGTTTTGATAGATCATTAATTCTATATAATCATTAGCCGCAAGACTTATAAAGAAATTCCACGCAGCAACTAAAAAATCTGAATTAGACTGCATTGTAACACGTGTAGATGTATTTGGCACATTAACACCGTTTTTTCTTAACCATATTACCGCTTCTTTTACAGTACCACCTTGAACTCGATATAGCTGTGCTGAAAATTGAACGTTATAAACTCCTACAGTATCTACTTTTACTCTACTACTATTCACAATTGAAACACCACTAGTAGAACTTGCATCTGTTCCATTCAATGTAATTGCAGTTACTATACTTATTGTTGGTGATTGCGTTACAGTAGAATACAATGAGCCATATTTTCTAGCATTAACAGTTGTACTTCCTAAAGTTACTTCTTGGATTGCACCGTTTAAATGTACTTTTAGTTTATTATCGTAAACGTGTAATACACCATTTTCAATAGATATACCTGATTCACTTTCTACAGTATCTGCTTGAACTTCATAAGCTGTATTTATTGTATTAGGCATTTATCAAAGTTTTCAATTCGTTTATAATCTCATCTTCTTTAGAATGTAATTGCTCAAACCCATCAAATGCACCTTCAATAGAATAACCTTTGAATGTTCCGTTCTTAATTTCACTCCAAACTTGATCGTTGTAAATCTTTGACATTAAAACCCATTCGCCACCTTTAGCACCTAGATTATAAAGATTAGATTTGTCATTCTTAGAATCCTCCACAATCCAACTTTCTATTACTGAAATTCCATCTACCTTTTCTTCATGTTCTGTAGTAAAGTTGTTTAGATTTAATTTCTTCATGTAGATTTCAGCTGTTTGTGCAACCGTTTCTTTCGTAAAAAAGATGTTGAAATCTTTACCGTTCATTCGTCTAAAGATTCTCTTTTCAGGAACTAAAGCGAAACCTACTACTATACGTCTTTCTTCATCTACTACTTTAAGTTCAACTACTTCAGAAGATAAGTACACAAAATCCTTTTCTATTGCTGGATTCTCAACTAATGAAACTGCAAAAACTCCATCTTCGGCACTCTTAATTGTTAATTCTATTTCTTGTAACTTCTCCATAACTAAATAACATTTTTATATTGATGCTGTTGTAATTTTATTTCTATCTAAATTTTGTGCTGTTGTAACATCTCCACCTACAACATATGCTTTTATAGGTTGACTTTGTAACCCTTGCATCAATTGATTTGTGCCTGAATTACCTACTACATTAAAGTTAGCAGGAGTTGGAACAGCAGGAGCATTCATGCCACCGCCACCGCCACCACCACCACCACCTTCATCACCGCCACCACCACCATCAAAAGTAGTAGATGATATTTTCTTAACTTGAGCAACACCTGAAGCAGCAACACCAGCAGCAGCGACCACGCCTAATGCTATACCAACAGGACCAGGAATAGTTGATGTCATTCCTGTAAATGCACTTACAGCACCTTTGATAGTGTCAATTGTAGCTATTGCTATATTAAGTTTCTTTTGTGTGTTAAATGCTTTCTTTTGTGCTGCCTTAGATTTTCCTGCAAATGCCGCAACTAAGTCTGATATTCCTTGTAATGAATCCTTAGTTAAATCCATCATCATATGGAAGTTTTTTAACTTCCTATTTCTTTCATCATTAAGGGCCTCTTTTTCATCAGCAGCTTTTTTTTCATTAGCAGCCTTTTCCGCTTCAATCCCTTTTTGTCTATACTCTTCTTCTAGGCTAAAATCAACTTCTAAAATTTCTCTTTTAACTTCTAATTCTTCAGCAGCTTTAGTTTTTAAAGTACCAATTTTATCTAACTTAAAAGGCTCTTCTTTCTTCGCTGCATCTCTTCCATCTTTCTCTGCTTTGTTTAATTCAAGTTGTGAAATCTTTAAATTTGCAACAGCATCTTTTGCACTAACTATTTCAGCAGTTTTTTCGTAAAGAAGTTTTCTTGTTTCTTGAATTTGTTTATTACTATCACTTGTTAAACTACGAAATTGCTCACTTAATTTATTTAATTCATTTGCTGCAATTAATTTAGCAGGTGCAGTAATACTGTTTTCATAATCAGCTTTAGCATCAAGAATCTGTTGTGCTAGTTTTCCTCTTGCTCTTGTGGTTTCAATCTCTAATATAGCTAATTCAGAGTTTAAAGCTTTAGTCGTTTGTCTATCTCTAGCTATATCTATTTCAAGCTGTTGAATTTTTAAAGCATTAATTTCTTTTTGAACTTTTGTTTCATTCTCACCTAAAGCAATTCTTGTTCTTGCTTCACGATCTAAGTTTTTAAGTGTATTAGAAGATTGAACATCTTGTATTTTACCTTGCTTTTCTAGTTCTTTATTTGTTTTGCTTATCGTATTAGTTAAACCTTCAAATCCTTTTACTATTCTATCTCCCGCTGTTTGTGCAGTTGATTGTAAATAAACAAATGCAGTAGCAGCTAAAGCAATTACAGTTAATAATAAACCTAAAGGATTGGCAGCAACAGCAGCAGCAATACTTTTAAATGCACTAATAGCTTGTGCGCCAAAAGTTTTAAACGCATCTCTAGCTTCAAGCAAACCATCAACACCTTGTGCCAATGCCATAGCACTCTGCACTTTTAGTAAAGTTTCTTGAACAGCTTTTCCTTCCGCACCAAACAATCCCATTGCACCTTGAACGGCTTGAAAGCCATTTAATGCACCCGACATTGAAGCAGTTAATGCTTTGAATTTAGCATCAGGGTTAAACGCATCAGTTAATGCTTTAGCATCACCAATAGTATCTTTTAATCTACCTGCTGCCTTTGCAGCATTCATTGCTTCTTTACTTGTTGCGCCAAACTTTTCAGACATCGCAGCAACTTCTGCTTGTGCCTCTCTTAACTGTGATTTTAAACTACCTAAGTTACTTTCAACTTCTACTACTATCGTTTTTGTTTCCATCTTATAACTCTTTTAGCTTGTTTTAATGCGTCTTTAATTGTTGTAGGTATTGCGTTTTTACCTTTCGCTATTTCTATTTCTTCACTCATATTATAGAATGAATCTAATTTTAACATCTCAAATATCTCTTTCATATTATTCTATTATTCGTCTTTGTCCGTCTTCAGTTACTCTATATGAATGGCTAAATTCTTCTAGTCTTCTATAGCCAATCTCATGTGCTTGAATTATTGTTAAATATTGATTCGGTAAAACTCCATCAGGTGTAGTTACAACCATAGGGAAAGTATTTGTTCTATCTGTTGTTCCCGCGTTTAACGTACAAGCAAAAGTTACTTGTTGTTCTCCAGTTGGTGTATAATCATTTGGTGTAGCAAATTGCGTTTCTAATGGTAAAGAAATCACAATGCTATATCCTTCAGGTATCGAAAAGTCTACCACAACATCTTGTGCTAAATAATCAATATGAATCGTTTGGTTATAATCTACTGATTCTCTTTGATTAGTTATTAAGCTAAATGAAACTTCTCCAGTAGTAAGATTAGATTTCATTGAATTAATGATATACTTCTTGTCACGAATGATAAGTGAATCGTTAAGTTTTAAAGACGTTAACATGCTTATTGGTATAATCGTCTTAACATCAACCAAACGTGTCTTAGAACTAAACAAATTTGTTAAGTATTCTTCGTAATATGTAGCATATAAACTATTGTTTTCTATGTTTTCTGTGAAACTAGAAATATCACTATTGAAATTTAGTGAATAATTAACACCTGATACATCAGCATCTTGTCCAAATGGAATGTAATCTGTAATCGTGTCAGTTGTTACACTATTATTAAACTTAAAAGATTGACTTGCTCCAATGTTTGTGTATTTATTTTGGTATAATAATACTGCTTTTGGAATATATGATTTATATTCAGGCTCTGTGCCTAAAGTATATGCTACTTGCAAATCTGTGTTTGTGAATTTTTGATGTAGTAAAGTTTCAAAAGGTAATTTAATTATATAATCTCCACCATCGTATCCAAATACTGCTTTAAGATTTGAGTATTCTTTACCAAATAAATCAAAGTGTTTTCTATTTAAAAAACAATTACTTTTTTCGTATTCAAAAGAAACAGTATTGTACAGCTTAGGTCTTGTAACTGTTATGTCATCTGTTATAACATACTTTGTAATATTGCGAACACTACCTGAATTATAAAAATCATGTAACGTTTGAAATCTAAATGAAGTAGGTGAAGTTGAAACAACAGTTAAATTAAACGTGTTGAATATTCCCTTCATAAAATCCATTATCTTCATATCAGGTGCAAATGCTGATAGATTGGTATAGTTCGTTGTTGTTGCACTTGTTATAGCTTCTGAGTAGTTTAAACTATCGTTATAAGGTGGATATGTAAACGGATCAAAATTGTTGTTTACTGTGTAATTATAAGAATAATCAACTGTCCCCGTAAATGTCATTACGGCAACAGAACGTAATTTAAAAGTATAGTCTATTGTCGCAATAGCACTACCACTAGAAGCAACATTAAAAACATTTGAGCCGTTTCCTAAGTATGAACTTGTCAAAACGCCATTTAAATAAACGTCAAGATAATAATCAATAGCAGAAGCCGTTATAATACTTACATCTATAGTGTAGTATTTTGCAGAAGCAAATGAATCACTAGGCAAAGAAAGTGTACTGTCAGCTATAGGTCTTTGTTGAACTATTGAATTGTATAACACATCTGTTGAAGCATTAGCCACTCCAAAAATTACATCTTGTGGTGCTGAATAACTTGTAGCAACTTCTTTGTTCTTATACAATAAAAACGCATCAATAAACTTTTTATTAGTTAGAATATTACCAGTAAAAGTAACTCCATATTTTAACTCTATTAAATCAAATATTGTAGCCACTCTAACTGCAGGAAACAACTCAGTATAAGCTATTGCTCCAACTGTTTCATATATATCTGTTGTGCCACCTACACCATATTCCCAAACCCTAGAAGACGAAATTAAAGGGTACTTAACATCGTAATCCGCAACTGTTAAATCTGTTTCTATTCTTGCTTGAACTTCTGCTCCTGAATATTGATGATTGATTGTAGCATAATCTAAATCAGCAAGTTTATCTTCTAAAACCAAATCTTTAAACGTTACAATATCACCAAAGAATGTTACAGAATAGCTTTCAGCATTTGATTTCTTTACTTGTGATTTCTCTAACTGAATCTTACCAGTTCTAAAGGGTACAGTATCAATTTCAATTCTTGCTGCTCTTCTTTTATTATGGTCTATTGTAGTATCAACATCGTTGTTATAATAGTGTTCAAAGATTCTATTATTTTTCGGTGTACAAGGAATAGTAAAAGACTGTGAAAAGTCAGTAAATACTGTCGCAATATCAGCTATATTTTGAACACTAGAAGTAACTTCAATCGTCTCATCATTGAATAAGTCAACCTGAAGATTCTCAATAAATATTTTAACCGATCTCATATAACGTTATTGATAATATCGTATGCATAATCAAACTCTAATGTATAGTTAATTAACTTTTCGTTTATGTGTTTTTGTACATCAACTCCTTTAGTCTTCAACTTAACTGGCTTACCGTTTAATAATACACGTTCACTAAGTAATATTTGTTTCAATGTTGTAGTTCCAAAGAACTCATCTACCCAACCAGTATTGCATCGTATTGATTCATTACCGTTTGCATTCATTACAGCATTCGTTGCATTAGATGGATTGTAATTATAACTTGAACTCATTAAATTATAATCGGTATTCTTTGTTTGTATAGATTGTTTTGAAGCCTTGAAAAGAAACTCTTTTTGAAACGCACCGTAACGGTTAATAAAATCTAAATAGTAAACCTCATATTTACACTCTTCAATAGGCCTAAAATAATACGTTGCTAGAACAACATTACTAGCATCTAAGACTTCCGTTTTACAACCATCCGCCCAATATGTTGGATTAACTTTGTAGATTGAAATAAGATTACTTCCTGAGAAATATAACGGTGTAGCCGTAAATGTTGCGCCTGATACAAGATTAGTATATTTGACCTTCCACGTACCTTCAGCATCAATAGTTAAGAATCCTGGTCTTTTATCTAAATCAGAAACTAAACCAGCAGAATCGTAATAATAATAATACGTTCCTTCATCTAATAAATAAGGAGCTAATGTAGGATTGTAGTCATCTTCATAATAACCATATCCATCTAACCCAACATAAGTCGTAGTAGATTGAAGAACTCCTGCTAAATATAACTTTACTATAACATTGCAAAATTGTGCAGTAGGTGCGTTTGAAATACTATTGTATATAGTTAACGGTGTAGTGAATGAAATGTATTCACGCAAGTAAGGACTAATATTATAATTAACACTTGTAACTACTGAACTAGGTATGCTCTTAGATAGTGTATAAGTTGGTGTAGTTGGTGCTGTAGAACTATAAATTCCATTCCAAATATATAACTCACAAGTTGTCTCTTGATTTGCAGTACCACCCAGTGCAATATGAAAAGGTGAACGTGTAAAAATTCTATTTGCCATTTAAACTATATTTTAATAAATCTTCAACATCTAATCCAAAGCCTGTAACAACATCATTCGATAAGTTCTTAAATTCCTTTTCAAATGGCTTGGTAAAAAACAAACTTGGTTTTATTCCTTGTGCGTGAATAGATCGTGCTATAAGGAACTTTAAAGTCTTTCTACTTATAAATTGACCTTTCTCATTTCTTGGTGCAATACCTTTCATTATTGCCCATTTGTCTAATACTTTTGTAGGTATAGATTGTTTAGACGAGTTAAATCTAAAAGGTGAATTAGGTGCTTTTTGTCTACCGTTCTTTACTCTATTTGGTCCTGCTCCTTTAACTCCTTTATCTACAAATTCACCATAATTACCCAAGTCAAAAGATAACTCAAAGCTATTTTCACTTACTTTTAAATCAGAAGATATAGTGCGTTGAAGATTACCCGAACTATTTTTTTTAGATAAGTTCTTTTTAGCTTGTGATACAACCTTATTTCTAAAATCGTCAAGCTCTTTCTTCAATCCCTTTAACATATCGTCATATCGTTAGGTACTAATACGTCAAAAGTACACGCCCATCCTGCTAAACTATTCTCAAATCTTTCTGTAAACGGCTCAAAACTAGGATTACCATCCAATATATAATGGTCTGTTACAATAGATGAACGTTTAAGTAATTCAGTTAACCTAGATTGTACGGCCAATTGTGTGTTCAATACATCTTGTGTGTTATCATTACCTACCCATTGGTCTGTAACTTGTACCTTAGAAATGTTTACTATATCCATTGAAAGCAAAGTAAAACTAAAACGCATAACCCTATCTTCTTTAGTGGCAGTATTCACTATCAAATGTGATAAAGGAAAGATTGTTTGTTTATTTAAATCCACATCGAATATATCACCCATCGTAATAGTGTTAACAAAAGCATCTAGTGCTAATGTATCTTTTATCTTTGTTGTAACTGCGTAGAATCCTGTCATTTGTTTATAATTTCTCTTTCTGTTTTAACCTTTTCGCTTTCGTACATCAACCATTGTAAGCATTGAAGAAGTCTAAGTTTTCCAACTCTTTCAAACTCTTGTACGTTTCCTCCAGCAAGTGCGTATAAGCTGTTGTACCATCCCCATCTTTTATTGAATTGTGCTTGAATTGAATACTCATCTCCTTCACCGTTTGCTCCAAATAAGCTATCGTACCCTTCAATAATTCTCTTTTTAAATTCCAAAAAAAAACCTTTGCTCCAGTAGCAACATCCAATGGCGCATACTTCATAACATCAGCATAAGTAATATTAGATATATAAGGCTCTATCTCAAACTTATCTCCTTTCGTTTTAATGATTGGTCTATACATTACAGCCATTGCTTTATGAAAGGTCTTCCAATCTCCAATGTTGTTATCCAAATCTATATACTCATCTAAAGTAATATCTTCTAAGTTAGGAATGAATCCAAACGTCTTACCACCCATCTCAAACCTATCTTGAAACTTTGGTGCTTTGCTGAATATATCTAAAAATATTGCTTCAATCTCATCTATTGAATGCTTCTTTAATAAACCTACATGGCTTAACTTGATTCCACAAAATATAGATATCATTTTCTTACCTATAAAATCAGCATCTTCATTGCTTTCTTTGATAGACATAAACGACTGATACTTCTCTAAAGATATATCACTTAATTTTGTTGGTATCTGTATTTCTATCTTCATTATATATATAACAATTAGTTCTTATTTTTGTAATAGTCTAAGGCAACATTGTACGCATGGTTTAATAATTGCATATCTCTATGAAGTGTCATAGGGTTGCTAATATTAATCTTAACTTTCACTTGTTTTACATCCCATAGAAACATCTCTACTCGTTCAATCATTTCATTCATGTGTATAAATTCCATCTTTAATATATTGCGTATGTTCCCCTTGTTGGATTATCTAACTGATAACCTACTGCATACCTGATAGCATCTAATGCATGGTTATGTTTATCAATTGGTGTTTTAGATTTCTTCTCTAGCCAACAGTAATTATTCAACTCCTTAATTAAATCAACTGAATCTTCATCTACTATTAAATCGTAATCTTGTAGTATTGTAATGCCATGAGTAACACTTCCTTGACCTTTCACAGCTTCAAGTATATTCAAGCCTTTAGAACGTAATTCATTTATTAATCTCGGCTCGGCACAATCCGCAATGATTAACCTATCTTCTGCATAGTGTTTATTAAGTTGGTATATTTCTGTAGTAGTTAACGCTGTTTGATACATTAATAACTTAAGATATATTTTCTTGTTAACTGAATCTATTGATGTTGCAACCAATGTAGATGGGTCGTTTGAGAATCCAAAATCTTGACCGTACACAACCGTACCTACATCTTGAAATTTACCTATACTCCAATTGGTAAAAATAACTCCTTCAGCTTTATCCAACCAACCACCTAGTATTTGATGTTGATATCTTTCAGGTCTTCGTAGCTTAATAGTTTCAATCTGTTGTAGGAATGATTCAGATAGATTCTCAATGTTATCTAAATACGTTGTATGTATGTACGTTGTATCTGCTTTAGTTATGTTACTTCCCGCAGCAACTCCTTTGCTTTCAAAGAATCTTTGATATATGAAGTGTTCTTTAGTAGCAGGATTAAGAATAAGAATAACTCTATTCTGTTTTGTCTTATGCCTAATAGATAAATCAATTTTATCAAACGTATCTTCATCTGTTAACTCTTCAGCTTCATCTAATACCCAAGTAGTAACTCCAGCCAATGATTTTAAGTTTGCAGTTTGTGTTCCTGAACTTGTTTTGATTCCTTTAAAGATTATTTTACTACCTGAATTGATATTGACGATCTCATCTTTGGTTATAATAAACTCATGTGCTAATTTAAGCAATTCAATCTTTTCTATAAATTCTGGAATGATTGATATAGATGCCGAAACCAATGTATAACGTGTGAATAGAATAACGTGACCTGATTCTCTAGATAACATAACAAGAAAAGAAGTAATAGAAAATGACTTACTACTACCTCTTCCTCCTGTTGCTATAAAATACCTAGAGTCTGAACCTAAAGCATTATACTTATCATTTACTAGTACCAACTTTGAAGTAGTCTTTAATATTGAAATCGTTTACATTCAATGTTGTTTCTACCGTATCTTTTGCTTTACCGAATAGATGCTCTGCTACAAAGATTTGACCTCTTTGTGAATCTAATAAATCTACAATAAAAGCTACTTTATTACTTTCATCCGTATCTTGCTTGTAAAGAACTTTAAGTGCTTTGTTGAACAATGTATTCACTTTCTCTTCTTCTACCTTTGGCTTTCTTCCTGCGTTCTTATTACCGCCATTATTCTTCCTATTATCTTCCATATTCAAAAAAGTATTCATTAATGATTAATTCTCATTATATGCCATCTGTTTAAAAACATCCTTTGTTACTTCATTCAATTCTATTTCTTGAATGCTATAATCAAAAAACACTATATATGAATAACCACTTACTTGCAAATTTGTTTTTAGTTTCTTCCATTCCTTTAGATGGATTCTATCATTTACAACTGCGATGTAGTATTTCATATCTTCTGGCTTATACATTTTGTGTAACACATTTTGTATTAAACAACTTGCTCATAAGTTGAATGTACTTTTTTAAGTGCGTTCATTATATCTCTCCAACAACTAGCACAATTAGAAGGTGCATCTGCTTTCTTGAATACTCTATTGTATATTGCTAACATTTTAGTTTGTTCTCCGTGTTTTAGATCGTCACGTTTAGAAAGAATGTAAGCATCTATATACTGGTATTCGTCTTCTGTTAGACACAAAGGATTATTATACGGAAATAATTTGTTCAATGTTTCTTTTCGCTTGTCGCATCCGCAATCATCTCCAGCAATAAAGTGAACAAGTTTAGATATACCTGTTGCTTGAAATACCTTCTCTACTGTATCACCTAATCCTTGTGATTCTTTTACTCTAGCTTCAGCCATTTGCTCTGGTGTTCTTCTAGTTCTTTTTACTTGCTTTGCCATTGTTCAATTCTGTTAAATATTGAATACTCATCATTAATGCAGTCAAGAAATGATAATCTGCTAAGTTAGGTGTTTCGGACTTTCCTATTTCATCCATCTTCAAAGCAATACCTGCTGCTTGTTCTTCTAAAAATTTGTTTACTGTTTTATTCATAGTTGTTATATTAATTCAAAATCGTTATTCTTAAAATCTTCGTAATCTTCTGATACGTTATCTTTGATTCTTTCTTTACAATACTTCAATGTGTGAAATATAGAAGTCGTTGAAATGTGTGTACGTTCTGCAATATCCCTGATTGAATCTCCTGACTTTGCATATAGCTTGAATAACATCTTATCAAACCATTCCCAGCTATCTATTTCTTTGTCAATCTTACTTAACATTCTTGAATAAGCTACTGATTCTTCTAATTCACAAACGTATTCCACTTCAAAACCGTTTCCAATTCTAACTTTATCTATCTTATTGCGTTCTTTTATTGCTGAAATAAAAATAGATCGTAAAGTAAACCAAATATAAGACTTATTGACTTGACCATTTTTGACAATCTTTTCTTCTGTAGTATATTTAAGTAGTTTTATGTACATCTCTTGAACTATATCTTCACAGTATTCAACTTCTCCCCATCCTTTGACAATGGATACCCATTCTTTATGATGTTTAGCAATATGTTTTAGCCAATCTGCGCTCATAATAGACGTTAATTTTCTGTAAAGATATAAAATAAAATGAATAATACAAAAATAAAAATAAAAATAATTATTCTAGTCCTTTGTAAAGTTTGTTTATTATGTAAATGTATATTAAATTTCTCATAATTCAAATTCTTTTAAGTATAAATCAATCACTCTTTTTGTCTTCTCTAAGTCTTCTCGGAATTGTCCTTTCTTTCTGCATCTTACAATACGTTTCAAAATATCAAATTCATACGCATTTAGTTCGTGTTGTTTAGCGAATAGGTAAAGACTTCCATTCGTGTTATTGTAGTGCTGGTCTTTTGATTCAAGTACAGGAGTAAACATCTCTATTATTTCAGTAAATTTAAAACACCATAAATAACTTTTATCTAAAACAACATCAATATAACTACCATCAATGTTTACAATTTCATACTCTTTATTAAACTGAATATATTTATACGATTCAGCTTCAGGATTCAATCCACCTTTGTATCTTACTTTATCTCCTACTTTCATAACCTTGTATATTTATCAACTATTACTGTAATTATTATCAATCCAATGGCTATTACACCTATTGTTATTTCTCTGCTCATCTTATCTATTTGTTTGTGTTAACACTATGATACATCTTTTAACTTCGCTTTATATTCCAAAAGTAGTGATTTAAGTTCAATCTTCGTGAATTTTCTTGTTAAATATGCTTTTTCACGTAGAATCATAAATTCATCTTTACCTATGTATTTCTCCAAGTTAATGCCATACTCGATTAGATTGCCTGATAATCTTACGTTACACTTGTAACAACAACTAAAAACGTTATTCTCATCAAATCGTACATTATAATGGTTATTAGCATTATAGTAATGTGATGCGTGAACTACTCCGTTTATCTTTTTACCACACGAGAAACAAGGTTTACCCTCATCTCTTTGCCGAATGAACTTATTAAACACCTGTTGCGTCATCTTCAAATAGTCTTGCAACGTTAACAAATCTTCTTTCTGCTTAATCTTCTTTTCTTTCTTTATACTGGCTAAATTCTTTAATGCTTCAGCAGTTTTTAAACATACTTCACATCTATTAGTTGATAAAGTTGAATTAAACTTTTTGATAGGCTCAAATGATTCTTTACAATCCTTACAATATTTCATCTTCTTGTTGTTTAATTAGTTGCTTCTTCAGTCTTAAATTTTCTAAATGCAAACTTGAATTAATGTTATACTGTTGTTCAATCGCTTTAGATAATGTTTTAATCGTTTCTAATACACTTTCTAATGCTTTTGCTTCACTTAGTATGTTTTGCTTTTTTTCTTCGCTTAAATGCAATGATTTAGAACGAAACAATAAACGATTAATTGATATGCTTAAATCAATTCTTGCTAGTTGTATTTGTAATTCATTCATAATACGTTTTTTCCTTCGTTTAAAAATTGTGTTCCGTTCTGTAATTTAAACATAACTGGCTCAGCTGCGAATGTAGGCTTACCACCAGTTTCAGTTTCTTTAACTTTCTTGATATGAACTTCTGTAAACATCCAAAAGTTAGTATGCATTGGATATCTATGAATAACAATGAAATCATCTGCACGATTACCCCACTTACCACCACCTTCAGCATCCGCCATATTAGGTGCTTGTGGCATACCTTCATAATCACCTGCTTTGTGCGTTTTACGCAGTGCTTCAGTTGCTGCGTGAATACACATATAGATTGAAGTATTCGTTTTTTTCGCAAACAAACGAAGTTTAGTAGCCATTTCATAATCTAAATCGTGTGCATTAGCAAACTTTGGCTTTAAGAATGAATTGTGTGGATCAATCATCAAAGTATCATAATCACCTAACACTTGTACTTCTTTCATAAATTCTTCAATAGTCCAAGCCTTTTGAGCATCTATAAAATCAAAATGCGATTCAATAAAGTTTTTGCAGTTTTCTAGTTGTTTAGGTAACATATCTTTAATCTTGCATCCAGCATATAATTCAATCAAATTTCTTTTCAATCCGTTAACACTATTCTCAGCTGAATAAATTAGATGTTTAAGATTATGCTTTTTAGCCAAACAAAGCAAGTACCATAGCACCCAATACGTTTTACCTACATTTGCGTGTCCTAAAACAATATTGAATGAAGCACGTTTGAATCGTAGATTAACATCTAAATCAATACCTAATCCTAAACCCAAAGGAATCTTATCTAACCTAGACAATTCTAAAAATTCATCGCTACTTCTATGATTAACTATCATTTCTTTTTTGTTTTTATGTGAAAGCCATTTACATCAATTTCATTACCCCATTGGTCGGTTGAAATTACATCCGCTTTTGTATTTATTACATTATCATTTACATTATCATTAACAGT